GCGAGTGGGCTAAAAAATATTTTTATATTTCTCCAGAATATTCAAGCGAAACTGGATTAATAAATTTTGACAGGCGACCTTATCAGAAGGAACCGCTTGACGAAATTGGCAATCAGGAAAATGAAAAAATTATAATTGTTTCTGCTACACAGATGATGAAAACAATTTTAATGATGATAACACTTGCAAATTATATCAAAACTAAACCTGGACCAATTCTTTTTGTTATGGACACAAAAGATAATGCTGTAAAATTTTCGAGACAAAGATTGGACCCAATGATTCGTGATAATTATTTTCTTAATGAATTAATTGAAGATGTTAAGCCAAAGAAAACTGATACAATATTAATGAAAAAATTTACTGGAGGAATACTTAATCTTGTTGGTGCTAATTCAGCTTCTGGATTAATATTCAGTTCTATTAAATATTTATTTCTTGATGAAGTTGATTCTTATCCATATAATCTTGGTGAAATGGGTGATGTTGTTGAATTAGCACTACGAAGAACTACAGAATTTGAAGACAGGCAAATTATTCTTTCAAGTTCACCTGGAAGTGAAGGACAAACAAGAATATGGCCAGAGTTTGAAAATTCTGACCAGCGTTATTATTATGTTCCTTGTCCTCATTGTGGCGAATATCAAAAATTGGAATGGGGCGGACCAGATAAAGATTATGGTATTAAATGGGAAAATGATGATCCAAATACTGCTTATTATTTGTGTATAAAATGTCACGAAAAAATTTTTAATCGAGACAAATACTGGATGAATAAACAAGGCAAATGGATTAAAGAAAATCCGCAAAGTAAAATTCCAGGATTTCACATAAATCGGTTATATTCACCATCAACTACTACAACATGGAATAAACTTGTTGAACAATGGCTTGAAGCAGTTAAATTTTCAAAGCAAGGTGATAATGAAAGATTAAAAGTTTTTATAAATACAATTCTTGCACAACTTTGGAAACCGACAATTGGTTTGCCGGAGACAGAATCTTTATTGCAGCGGGTTGAAAATTATTTTACAGAAGAAAATCAAATATTGCCAGAACAGGTTTGCTATTTAACCGCCGGTATTGATACGCAGGATAATTTTTTGCATGTAATAATAAGAGGCTGGGGAATTGGAGAAGAAAGCTGGTTAATTATGAGAAAGATAATTCCTGGAAATCCTGCTTTAATTTATATTTGGAATGAACTTGATTTATTATTACAAAAGCCATTTGCACATCCAACCGGATTAAATTTGTATATCTCGAGCGCCTGTATTGATACCGGCGGGCATTATACAGAACAAGCTTATGAATTTGTTAAGAATAAAGAACATAGACGAATTTATGGAACTAAAGGAAGTAATATTGCAGGTAAACCAATAGCACCAAAGAAACCGAGTTTTAATAATAAAGGAAATATTCCTTTGTATATAATTGGAACGGACACAGCAAAGGAAGTAGTATTTACTCGTTTAAAGATAGACAATCCAGGACCAGGATATTATCATTATAATCAATATGCGGACCAGGATTATTTTGAACAATTATTATCCGAAAAAAAAGTGATGAAAAAAGTTGGCGGATTTTATGTCCCTGTATGGGAAGAAATTCCTAACCGCAGACATGAAGATCTTGATTGCGAAGTTTTGAATTTAGCTGCATTGAGGATTTCAAAACCGAATCTTGAAAAAATTTATAATGATTTAAAGGAAAAAGCAGCAAAGCTGGAGGAAGGAACTTTATTTGAGAAAAAGAATGTTCAAAAGCAACCGCCAGTAAAAATCCCAAGAACCAATTGGGTTAATAAATGGAAATGAAAGAATATACATCAATAAAAATTCGAAATTATACTGTTGCAAAATTGGATAAAGTATTGCAGGAATTATCTTTAAGCAGGCAAAATTATTTCAATATTATTCTGGATAAATTTTCCGAAGAGGAATTAAAAAATCTTTATTTTAAGGCAATCCGGTTAAAAGGCAAAAATAAAAAACGCACATAAATCGCTTATAAGCGAGGATTTTTAGTTGAGCCTATATTTTATATGGGTAACCAACCTTTAAATATAGCCAAAAATTGCAATTTTTTATTTTGACCCTTTGAAAATTGTCTAAAAACGCAATTTTTTAAATAAAGAAGAAAAATTTTTGCGATGATACTTGGTATTTTTGTGTTCCCACAACCGAGCGAAAGGTTGTGGAGAAAGTTCGAGAAGATGGCACAGTAGAAAAAACTGCCATTTTCGAATTCATAAGATGGCGCATTATATAAAGAGAATAAAAATGGAAATAATAAAAAATATTTGTAATTGCCCCTATTGTAAAGGGGCAAAAGTAGTTCCCCCTCAAGATAAAAAGTATATAATAACAGGGGGCAGACACCCCACCCTCATTATATTAGACGAGGGGGAGGATTATGTTTGGCACTCCGCTAACAAAGTAGGAACTAATATTGGAGTGCCAGAAGGAGCCGAGATAATAATGAGAATTCCAGCCTCGGTGCATGGTTGTTTTAAAATTGTGAAAAATCAAGAGGTTGTTGTGTATAAGTGTAAAACATAAAAAACTACATGTCAAGGGGCTGGAAGTGGATTCGACAGCAAGTAAATCCTTGCGGGAACTCACTGGAACTCGGTTCGACTCCGAGCAGCTCCACTAAGCTAATAATAGTTAGAAAATTCAAATTATTTTGGCTCTTCTCTGTGGTTTAAAAAATAATAAAAGGAGACTATAATGGAAAATGTTAGCGATTTTACAAAGTTGATTCTGATAAAAAATGAAGATGGCTCATTCACTTTAACCAAGGAATTCGAGCCTTACGAAGACGAGGACACAGGTCAAATGGTAAGCAGTTTAGAGTATAGGTGTAACGACTTAGCTGAAATAATTTCTTCGATAATTGATAATCCTTTTACATTAAACTGGGAAAAGTTGAAGAAAGAAGTGTTGCTAATGCACGCTCACTGGTTAGGAGACAACTGGTATTCCATAGAAGAATACGCAAACATAAACAACATCTCACGTCAAGGGGTTTATGATAGAATCAGAAGGAAAAAATTAAAAACATTTAAGATTGGGAAATATACTTTTGTTTCAGAAATATGAACTAAATCACTTCTTTAGACTCATTTAAAAGCCCTGTTAATGCAGGGCTTTTTAATTCTACCTTTTTCTACCTTTTTATTCTTTTCGAAATCGAATTTTATATTAATATTTAGCCAAAGCAAAAGATTAATTTTGTGGAATTATAAAAAGGCTATTGCTTTATGCCTGGAATTTTATATCAAAAATTATATTCAAATATTAAAGGCAGCTGGAGAGAATATTTCCCTGATTATCCAACAGACAAGTATGATTTAAAAATTTTATTAAAATCAGCAACAAATCCAATTACAATAATAAATGCTGCCAAAGATGGCGATGAATTTGTAATTAATTATGAGAATTTAATAGCTGGTTATAATAGTTATCAATATTTATTTACTAATCTTGAAACGAATGAAAATACAGTAGCATTTGAGGGTGTAGTTGAAGTAAAAAATTTATTGGATGATAATTTTGATGCAAGAAATGAAGATCAAAAAGTTCTTGATGAATTAATTGCTGCAAGGCTGCGGGTAGCTAAAAGAGAATATGTTGAAATAAATATAAATGGCAAAGCGACAAGATTTAAAACTTTAGATCAGATTGACAAAGAGATTGTGAGATACAAGAAAAAATTAGGTTTATTAAATACACCTAAAATAATTCAGGCTTTTAGATGAGGTTATTCGATAAAATATTAAATCGTTTTGGTTATGTAGAAAAAAGTAAAATTGATGAATTAGAACGAAAATTATTATCAATTCAAAAACGAAGCCTGGCAGCTGCTCAAGTATCACACCTTACTTCTGATTGGAATGATATATTTGATACATTAAATTCATCACTCCGTAAAGGACTTGTTAAAATACGACAACGGTCAAGAGATTTCTCCAATAATGATCCTTATGCTAAAAAATATTTAAAATTACTTGAAAAAAATGTAATTGGTCCAGATGGATTTATATTGAGAAATAAAGCTTACGAGTTAATTTATGATGAAGCTAAAGGAATGAAGATCCTGAAATATGATAAACTTGCTAACATTAAAATACAAGAAGCTTATGAAGATTGGTGTTTTGCACAAAATTGTTCAATAACAGAGGATTTAAGTTTCCGGGAAATTTGCAATTTAATAATTAAAACTATAGCAGTCGATGGAGAAATATTAATTAAATTAATTAGAGATGACAGCAAATATGGATATAGATTACAATTAATTGAAGCTGATTATCTTGATGAAACTTATAATGATATATTACCAAATGGAAATATTGTTATACTTGGTGTTGAATTAACTCCTTATCGTAAACCAGTTGCATATTGGTTTAAGAAAGTAAATCCATATCAATATTTACTTTATGGAGCTTATACAAATTTTGATAGACAAAGAATTCCAATTTATGATAATAATGGAGTTCTTCAAATAAAACATTTATTTGTTAAAGAACATCCATCTCAAGTGAGAGGCATTCCCTGGTTTGCACCTTCGATGATAAGAATGAAAATGCTTTCTGGATATGAAGAAGCAATTCTTGTTGATGCAAGAGTAAGTGCAAATAAAACAATCAAATATGAATATAAGGATGATGCAATTGGGGATGAAATACAGGAAGCAAATATTGCCGGCGCAGAAAAACCTATTTATGATCCAACAACAATGATTCAAGATACTATGCCAGGGGAGGCATTAATTGTACCTAAAGGCATGACAGCAAGCACGATTGATTTTAAATCTCCAAGCGGTAAGGAAGGAGAGTTTCAGAAGTGGGCATTGCGTGGAATTGCAAGTGGTCTTGATATTGCATTTATAACATTGGCAAATAACTATGAAGCTGTTAATTATACATCATCAAGAACAAATTTGCTTGAAGAAAGAGACACATGGAAATCACTTCATGCATGGTTTCGAGAGCATTTTCTAAATTGGAATTTTTCGGAATGGCTGCAGATGGCATTAATTAAACAGGCAATTAATTTACCTGCTTTCAAGTTTGATAAATTTAATAAACCATGGTTCCAGGGCAGAGCATGGCAATGGGTTTCTCCTAAAGATGAAGCTGAAGCAATTTTAATATTAATCCAGAATGGAATAGGAAGCTTGGAAGAATTTCTTGCAGAGCGAGGCTGGTCATTGGAATCATTTATTGATCAAATTAAATATGAAAGAGAAGCTTTTGCAGAAGCAGGATTAGTATTCCCTGCTGATTTTAAAGATAAAATTTCAAAAGTAACACTTGCAGAGCCAATTAACAATAATGGAAATGGTAAATCAAAAGTAGAGATAAATTAAAATAAATAGCCGAGATGATAGACCAATGATAATTCAATCTATTTTATTCGACAAAGAAAAATGGACTGTTGAAAAAGCAAAAGATTGGCTAAAAGATCATAATTATAAAAATGATAAAGTTGACGAGACAGAACAATATTATCGATTTCGACAAAGAGATCCGAATGATTTTGAAGAAGAATCATTTCGAACAATTGATTGGGGTAAAGGTATTAAAGCTATAATGGGTAAATTAAAAGAAGGAAAACAAAAAATGGATATTCAAACAAAAAATTTTACAGCTGAAAATCTAAATCCGCATAATTATGGCGGATTGTGTTCAAGATCTGCCAAAGTTCTATTTAATAAAGAGCAGAAAAGTATTCCAACAATTGCAACTACAAGTGCGCCTGCGCTTGTAGTTGATTGGGAAAGATGGGAAGTAATTAGAGAAATATTGCCAATGCAATATGTTATACTGCCCGAAAATAATAAAACAGTATTGCTTGATTCACATTCTGCGGTATCGGTGGAAAAAATTCTTGGCAGTGCAATTAATTGGCGAACAACTAATGATGAATTATTAGCAGATATTATTATTAGTAAAACAGAAGAAAAAATTTTAAAGAAAATTGAAGAAGGGCACATTGATTCAGTTTCGATTGGTTACGAGACAAAGAAAGAATTTTCCATAGAAATTCCAAAAGGAAAAGAAGTTGTAATTAATGGAATTACATATCGCAATGAATTTGAAGATGATTATCCCTTGATTGTTAGAACATGGTGGAAAGTTAAAGAATTGTCTCTTGTGCCGATTGGAGCTGATGAAGCCGCAAAACTGAAAAGAATGAATGAAGAAAAAAATTTACAAATTGAAGAAAATAAATTAGTTAAAGAATTAGAAAAAATACTTGACCAGAAAATATCACTCATTAAAATAGGAGAAAATAAAATGTCAGAACCAAAGCCACCAGACACAATCGAATTAAAGAAACAAACCGCCGAACAAATTAGAGAAATCGGCAGAACATACTGGAACGGTAAATTTCAGAAAATGGCAGATGAAGCCGCAATGGATTTATTGCTTGGCAAATCTGATATAACTCTCGAAGCATTCCAGGCAAAATTGCTTGATGAAGTCCAGAAGAAAGGTGGAGATATTTATCAAACACCGCTTGGATTTCTTGGACTAAATGAAAAAGAACAAAAACGATATTCTATTTCCAGAGCAATTGCTGCAAAACTTAATGGTGAGAAATGCGAGGAATTTGAAATTAGCGATCAAATAGCTAAACAAATTGGTAAAGCACCACAAGATGAACGCAGTTTCTTCATTCCTTTTGAAATTATGATGAAATACAATCCACAATTTCAAAAGCGAGCTCATTCTGCAGGAACATTATCAGAAGGTGGTTATTTTGTTGCAACGGATTTGCGTTCGGATTTACTTGTAGAAGTTCTGCGTAATGATTTAGTATTGGGCAGACTTGGAGCAACTATAATAACAGGACTAAGAGATAATTTTAAAATACCTAAAGTTGTTTCTGGATTAACTGCTTATTCGGTTGCTGAAAATACAGCTGCAACAAAATCTTACATTGTAGTTGGTCAAATTTCTGCTTCACCAAAACATGTATCCGCATATACTGAGTATGGCAGACAATTATTCTATCAATCAAGTGTTGGTATAGATCAATTGTTGATTAAAGAATTGAATGATGTTAAGAATGTTAAAGTAGATTATCTTGCAATCAATGGTTCTGGAACTTCTAATGAACCTAAAGGATTGTTAAATGTTTCTGGGATTGCTGCTCCAAGCTTAGCTACTAATTTATCATGGTCTGGAATTCTTGGAATCAAAAAGAGCATTAAGAAAGCCAATGCATTGAGACCTAATATGAAATGGTGTCAAAGTGCAGATGTTGAAGCTGTATTAATGAGCACTCCAAAAGTTAATGCACAGCCAATTTATTTAATGGACGAAAACGGTAATATGGCTGGTTATCCGTCTGAAACAACTAATCAAGTTCCAGACCAAGTATTAATATTTGGCGATTGGAGTGAATTGTATCTCTTATTCTGGGGCGTTGATGAATTATTGGTTAATCCATACAGTCAAGGTGCTAAAGGTATGATTGAGCTGAATATATTCACGATGTTTGATGTTCTTGTTCGTCAGACTGCAGCATTCGCAATTGCTGATGATGTTCCAATTGGCAGTTAATAAATAATTTTCGGATCTCCCATAAAATTATGGGAGATCTAATAAATATTAATAATAATAAAGGAGTTTTTATGGCAACAATAAAATTAAAACCTTGGGATGAAGATAATTTAAATAAAATTGAAGAGATGATTGTAATAGTTCCTGCAAGAATTAAATCAACAGATGATGAAATAGCCCGAAGATATGATTTTGGCGAAAAAGTAAAAATCTCTGGAATTGAGAAAAAAGACATGTATTTCAGAAATATTGTTTGTTATCCAGAAGACTTTGATAAAATAAAAGCTGACAAATTTGCAAATAAGCAAATGGATGCTGATGGAAAATCGTTAGAAAATTTAAAGAAAAAATGAGGTAAAAAATGAAGAATATAATTTATATTTTCTTAATAATTCTAATAATTACAGCAATTCAATTAGAAGCTCAAACTTCATTTTCATTTGGCGCAACTAAAAGAAATGATGGTTTGGTATTATTTAAATCGAGACTTGTTGTTGATTCTGTGGGAAGTTATAAATCACAAATATTGGATTTAAGCGCTTATGATAATGAAAGTTTTGTTAATTATCCAATTGCATATTATTATGACATTGATAAGGTGAATGCTACTGATTCAATTAATGTATCTGTTCAATACTGGATTAGTTATGATGGTTCTAATTTTATTGTTGCAGATACATTATTTACTACAGCAGTTGCACCTGGAACAAGTAATCCTTCCGCTGCAATAGGAACAACAACATTTAATAATGTTAAAGCACCATACAGCCAAATTAGAATTTATAATAACGGTATTTCCAAAAAACATTATTTAACATTAGGATTATATTTTTATAGATGATTCAAGAAAATGAAATATTCTTAAACAAAGACGACTTTGCCGAAGAAGTAGAATTACATTCAAGTAATACTATTCGGCAGGTCGTCTGTATATTTAATGAGGAAGGAACTTTAATGAATATTGGTGAAAATCAAGTTGTTACTATTAATCCTTATTGTGATATAAAACTTGAAGATGCTGATGGTATAAAACAAAATGATATTATTATTCGAAACAATAAAACTTATTATATCAATTATGTTCTTGATTTAGGTGATGGTTTTGCAAGATTAATATTAAGTCGAGATGCAACATGATGCCAGATATAATTCGACAAAATATTATTGAAAAAATTCAACAAAATATTTTAGCAATAAATAATTCAACAGGCGAATATTTTTTTAATTATCCAAACAAAGTTTTTATAAATAAACAAACACCTTTCGCAAGTATTGGAATTAATATAAGAACTGTAGAAAATAATTTATCAACAAATTCTGAAAGCAGTTTAACATTATGGAATGCTGAATTGACAATAGAAATTGATATTGTATGCACAAATGCTGCTGAATTATCAAATTTATATAAATATGAAGCAGATATTCTCAAATGTATTGGCAACAATTTAACCTTAGATAATCTTGTCATTAATATTATTTATCAATCAACTGTTTATAATAACATAGATCAACTTGGCAATAAAATAGGTGATGCAACAATAAGATTACAAATTTTATATCGTCAAAAAGCCTGGGGGTTATAATGGCTAAGAAAATAAGTTTAGATAAAAATAAGAAAGAAGATATTTATGTAAATACAACAAGGCCGGATTTAACAATTACATATCGTCCGAGCGGCTCATTCATTATTCGAGACGGCAAATTAGTACCAAATTTAAATGATGATGCAATGATGGAAAGAGAAAAAGAAAGAGCCAAAAAAGAAATGCCAAAAGAAAATAGTGAAGAAAATAAAATGGAGTAAAAAATGGAAAAAGTAAGAAGTTTAGTTCTGGTTAAAATAGAAACAACTTATGGAACTGATGCTTCACCATCTGAAACTACAGATGCAATTATAACACTTGGAGAACCAACCTTTGATATAGTTGCTAATGCTAAGGAAAGAAATGTTCCATTATCATATTTTGGTAAAATTGCACCTGTTATAGTAGGAGAAGCGCTTAAACTTTCTTTCAAGGTTGAATTGAAAGGAAGCGGAACCGCAGGAACTCCGCCTAAATGCGGCAGATTGTTAAGAATTGCAAATTTTACTGAAACAATAAATGCTGGAAGTTCTGTGAGTTATGCACTTAATAGCAATCTTGAAGGCGAAAGTGCAACAATTTATTTCTGGTCAGGAGGAACGAGACATAAATTAAAGGGTTGTGTTGCAAATATAAAAATTCCATTGCAAGCAGGAGAATTAATGACAATGGATGTTGAAGTAACTGGATTATATGACGGAACACATTATGGAGATGTAACTTTTCCAACGCCAACATTTGATAATATTTTACCACAGCCATGGGATAGTGCAGCTTTTAAATTAGGCTCATTAACAAATTTAGTTATATCGAAACTTGATATTGATTTAGGAAATGAGATTGCTAAACGAACTGATGCAAACGCTGATAATGGTATAAGCAGATATTATATTAAAGACAGGACAGTAAAATTTAGTTTTGATCCAGAAAAAGAAGCATTAACAACATTTGATCCTTTAACATATCATAAAAATCAAACATCATTTAATATAGAAACGAAGCCAGCTGGTTCTGCAGGAAATACTATCGAAATTGTAGCAAATGGTTTGGTTTTAGATGCACCGCCTAAATATGGTAATAGAGAAAATGTAATTGTATGGGATTTGTCTGCAGTTGCAAGACCAACATTAAGCTCGGGAAACAGTGAATTGCAAATTACATTTAAATAAGAGGTAATATGCCAAGGGAATTAGGAAAAATAGAACAAAACAAAATAATAATCTTTGATAAAATCTCCGGGTCAAATATAGAAATATATTATAGATCAATAACAGCAACAGATAGGATACAATATAAAAGTGCGGTATTAAATCAATTAACAAAATCAAACAATATTGAAGATGCAATTGCAATGCAGCTTATGTGGGCAGAAAAAATTATAACTGGCTTTCGAAAAGGGGATTTTACACTCGACGGCAAAGTTATTAGTTCAGATCCAAATGATGCTGATTATTATCAAGGCTGGTTCTCTGTATTGAAGGAAACAGCAACGGATATTTTACTTTTGATTGTTGATACAGTGCTTGGAAATACAAGTTATGTTGTGAGGACTGATGTCCCTTTCGGAATGAATTAAAAAATTATTATCGTTCTATTATACCTGAAACTTGGGAAGAATGTTTAGAACGACACGGCGGTGATGAAGTTGCTGCTAAAATTGTTTGGCAATCTTATCAAAGTAATATCGAAAAGAATTATATACCTGATGCTCGATTTCTTTTTGCTTTAGAAATAATTGAGTTGCAGAATGCAAATTTTCCATTGGATAAAGATGATTTAACAATAGAACAATGGAAATGGGTTAGTGAATTAAAGAATGCAATTCAAGAATATATGATTAAGGGAGCAAAGAAAAAATGAGAAAGCGGGTTGATAAAAATCAAAATGAAATAATAAAGCTATATAGACAAATTGGAGCTGGGGTTGTTGTTTTAAGCGATATTGGAAATGGAGTTACTGATATACTTGTAGGTTATCAAGGCAAAAATTATTTGGTTGAAATAAAGAATCCAAACAGAAAATGGAAATATACTGATAAACAAAAGATATGGCATGAAAGCTGGCCTGGACAAAAAGCGGTTATTGAAACAAAAGAAGATGCATTAAAAGTAATAGGAATAATATAATGGCAAAGCAAAATGTAGTTGAATTAATAATTGAAGGTAATAATATAAGTGCTGTTAAATCAATAGATGGCACGATTACAAAATTAGATCAACTCAGCAATAAAGCAAATTCAATTAGTGCAGGATTTAATGCATTAAAATCATCACTCGGCGGAATATTTGCAGGATTAAGTTTTGGAGCAGCTATTACTGGTTTGGGCTCTGTGATAAAAGCAACAATTGACACTGCTGATGAATTTAATAAAATGTCGCAAAAAATTGGAATGAGTGTTGAGTCATTATCTACTTTGAAATATGCTGCTGATTTAAATGATGTAAGTATGGATACTTTACGAATTTCATTAACAAGATTAAGTAAAACTATTAATGATTTTTCTTTAGGTTCGAAAGATGCGGAAAAGACAATTAAAGCTCTTGGATTAAGTGTTATAGATAATAATGGTAAATTATTATCAATTGATAATATTTTATTGCAAATTGCTGATAAATTTAAATATATGCCTGATAGTGTCCAAAAAACAGTATTTGCAATGGAATTATTTGGAAGAAGCGGGGCAGAATTAATTCCTTTATTAAACCAAGGGGCTGATGGTATTGCAAAATTACAAGAGGAAGCAGAAAAATTAGGCTTGCAGATTAGTACAGAAACGGCGCAAAAAGCTGAAATATTTAATGACAGCATTAAAAGGTTAAATAATTCCTTGCAGGGATTAGCATATCAAACATTGCCACCATTAATTGATTTTCTATCACAAGCTGCTGAAGGATTTATAGCAGCAAATAATGCTGCAGCAAATGCAAATAATTGGTTTGAATTTTGGTCAAATTTAGAAACCAATGCAATAATTGAAGGAATTAAAAATGGACAAAAATTTAGAGAAGATTCATTTAGAGAAGCAATTACTTCTGCAGCAGAACAGGCAAGAATTAAAATGATAGGACTTTCTGATATTGAAGTTAAGTTGCTTGCTCAACAAGTTCAAAATAAAATTAATGCATTAAAAAAACTTGAACCTACTGAAGATATTAAGAATGATATTGCTCAATTAGAAGCACAATTAAAAGTTTATCAATCAAGATTCACTTTAACAGAGCAGCAAAAAAAGAAACTTGAAGAATTAAAGCAAATAGAATCACAATTGAGTTTTGAAATATCCATTATTGGATTGAATGAATTTGATAGAAAATTATTAGAAGTAAATCGCAAGGCTGAAGATTTAAGAAAAAAATTTGGTCCGCAAAGTTTTATTAACAATTGGCAAAAAGCAAAAATTGCTGAATTAATGAATAATGAGATAATGAAAAATGCTGATCTAACAACATCAGGATTGAAAAATATAACAAAAGAATTTACCGAACAAAATAAAGAATTATTAGAGCAAAAAAAGAAACTTGAAGAATTAAAGCAAATAGAATCACAATTGAGTTTTGAAACATCCATTATTGGATTGAATGAATTTGATAGAAAATTATTAGAAGTAAATCGCAAGGCTGAAGATTTAAGAAAAAAATTTGGTCCGCAAAGTTTTATTGACAATTGGCAAAAAGCAAATATTGCTAAATTAATTTCTGATTCTTTTATAGAAACTGCAGAAGAACAAAAAAGAATATTACAAGAACAGATAAAATTAGAAGAATACAGAAGAAATATGTTTATTGATAGTTTGGGAATGATGGGAGAATCTATGTTAATGTTTGCTCAATTAAGTGGAAGTACAAATAAAAGTTTATTTGGTGTATATAAAATGTTCGCAATTGCTCAAGCGGTTATGAATACCTATGAAGGAGCAACTAAAGCCTTAGCACAAGGTGGTATTTATGGACCTTTTATGGCTGGTGCTGTAATTGCCTTTGGAATGGCTCAAGTTGCTAAAATTGCATCAACTCAACCTAATAATTCTGGAATTAGTGGTTTTTCTGGCAATGCTGCAGTTTCAATACCTACTTCGGGCTTGCAATCAGTAATTAATAATACTAATGTAAATAACAGTAACCAAAAAGCTATTAATATTACAGTTAATGTTAATTCGCAGGTATTATCAGGCACTGATCTGGATAAATGGGTAAGAGATAATTTAAGTCAATCGATAAACAAAGCAATTGAAGATGGTAAAATAGATTTCAGTTAAAATGAAGCCATTAATTTTATATGACAATTTACTTGTAAATGGAACTTTATCAAGCTCGACTCTTGAATCTGGGAGCAATGTTCAGAATATAAGGGATTATAGACCATACACATTTGTAAAATTTGCTGCTGCGGGCACTAATTATATTGCTGTAGAATTTGGACAAGCATTTGCAATTGATTCTATTGCTGTATGCGGGCATAATCTTTATTCTGTTTCTGCACAATTAAAATTGCAGAAATATACAACTTCATGGATTGATATAATAAGCGAAAGTGTTAATTCTAATAATGCTTTTATGTTTCATTTCGAACAAGAACAAGCAAGCAAATATAGAATACAAATTATAAATTCAGTTGGTAAACCATATCTTGGAGTTGCTTTTATTGGAAAAGCTTTAGAAATGGAATATCCGCCAGACGGACCAAGATCAATCTACAATGAAAGTATAATTGTTGATACAGAAATCAGCAAAGGCGGAAATTTACTTGGCAATACAATTCGATTTAATCCAATTGAGATTAATCATAATTATTCTAATTTGTCAAAAACTTTTGTTCAAAATTCATTTATTACATTTTGGAATTATGCAAAAACACTTAAACCATTTTTTTATGCAATAGATTTAACTAATAATCCAAATGATATTTTTTATGTACGATTGAAAGAAGACAGCGTTCTTGATATGCCACAATCAAATTTGAATTATGTTGATATGATTTCATTAAAAATGACAGGTCAAAGATGAGTTTTAATGATTATCAAAAAAATGTATCAAGAAAGCCGATTCAATTAATTATACTTGAACTTGATTATTGTTCATTGACATTTGGGGTATCTCCATGTCTTGCAACTGGTATAAAATGCTATAATACTTTTGCTACTTGCAAATATAAACAAGCATTTACAAAATCAATAAAAGAATATCATTATGTTAATAACTATGCTTCAATCGAAACAATTCAGCAGCTTGATGCAAAACCATATATTGCGAATGTTCAGTTCATGCCTACAGAATTAAGTGAAGATAAAACAATTCCTGCCCGCTGCAAGATTGAACTTTATGATGAATATGATACAGATATTGGTATTGATAAATATGTTAATGATAGAGTAAATAATATTTTGGATATTCAAGGAACTCATTTTAAAAAACTTATCGAACGCAATCCAAATTATCGTGGACGATATATTAAAATTTATGAGGGCTATGAAGGATTAGATTTTAGTGAATATAAACAAAGAGCAATTTTAAAGATTGATAATATAAAGCGAGATAAAAATAAAATTACTATAGAATGTATTGATCTATTAAAAGCACTTGATGAAATAAAATATCCAATAAGATTATCTGCCAAAATTCTTGAAGATTTCGGGGCAGCTTTCCCATGCAAAAATGAAAATGAAATGCTGCAGCTAACTGCTAAAACAAATGATTATGCAGTTAGAACCGATTTTATATATTTAGTAACAAACATATCTCAAGGAACTAATGGTTATTTAGATACAGGTGAATATATTTATACTGTAATTGCTTATGATAATGAGAACAATGCATTTGCAAGAAGCAATGATTTTTTATTTACTGTTGACTCTAATGAAGATATAACTCTCGATTGGAGTTTATTTCATTTATATAATTCATCAGGAATTGCTTATTATCGAGTATTCAGAACTTTTAATGGTATTACAAATTATTTACAAACAACAAATACATTAATTTATGACAATGGTGTAATAACATTCCCGAATTCAGGCAATCCAGAAACTGAAGCATATCGAATATTTGAATTAATTGGTCCAGAACCAACTCATATTAATAATTGGCAAGAAATAACGGATTCGATTTCATTAACATTAAATGACACATCACAATTAACTGCACCGGGCTATTTCAAGATAGAAGATGAAATAATTTATTTCAGAGCAAAAGACGCAAATAAAGTTTATGGAATTAAAAGATTGCAGTTCAACACAAAAGCAGAGACAAAGCATTATGCAAATACAAATATTTATGCAATAATCTGGTTTAATCCTGGTAATCCATTTAATCATTTATTGACAATTCTCAATCTTGCTAATTATTCTGATGATAGAATTGAATTAACAAAAATAAATGCTTATAAAAATTCTTATTCTGGAATTAATTTTTCTATAAAACCAATCATTAAGGAAACAGATGCTGGTAAATTAGTTTTTGATTTGATTAGAATACTCGATGGCAAGCTGTGGGTTAATGAAAATGGTAAAATAGATTTTAAATATAATTCTGAAATAACTCCATCTTGTACAATTACTGATGCTGATAATATTATTATAAATTCAACAAGCATTGATTATGAACAAGATATAAAAACAAGAATTGTATGCTATTATGATTTATTTGATCCAGCAAAAGGAATATCAAGTAAAGAAAATTATCAAAAAGTTAATGTTACAATTGATGCAGATGCAGAAAGTGAATTTGAATATAATGAAAAATTGACAGAAGAAATTACAACAATATGGATTAATTCTGATTGCGGAACTCAAGCACAAATTGATAATTATCTTAATAATATTCTTAAGCAAAAATTAAAAAGATTAAGAAATCTAAGACCAAAATTGCAATTTGATTTAGAGCTGAAAGATTCTGATATCGCTGTAGGTGATATTATAAGTTTACAAAGTGATGAATTTAACAATATTGATGGTACAAATTATAATGGTAAATTGTTTGAAGTTATTAAAAAAGATCCAAAATTCAATAAAATTACATTTTTAGTTCAATTAATACCAACGACGGAAATATTTACACAAAATGATAATCAAATCCAGATACTTGAAACACCAAAACCAGTATCTAAATTTTATGTGCCAGAGGTTAAAGTAACCGGGTTGAAATTTTTAGATAATTATAATAATGAACACAGTGGAATGTCACTTGATATTGAAGCAGAAAATGTAATTAAATTAATATGGGATAATATGTATATGAGTCAGGCTACAACTGCAACTGATATAAATGGTATTACAAGATCATTGCCATTGATTTGGGTTTATACTGGTTATCCACCTGTACCGCATCATCAAGTTTATGATTTATCAAGTTGGAAATCTGTAAAAAATTATAAAATATATATGTTCGTCGCAGATATTGGTAAAAAATATAGTGCTGCAGGAAGACCATCACAGAATGATGCAAACGGGAAATGGTATTTAATAGGAATTGTAAGAGACAATAAAATTCTTAATGCAGCAAAGAAATATCAATTTACATATCCAATACCATTATCTCTTTGCGGCAGATATTTAAGTTTTGATGTCTATGCAGAAGCAAATATTGAATATGATCCTTTGGCACCAATAGGAATTGATTTACCAGTTTTAAAATAAATATGAGGTTATAAATGGTTGGAGCAATATTCATTAAACGAACTGGGAGTGATGAATTTGTAGAAGGTATGATTGAAGGACAAGGATTTTCGATCGTTGCTGAAAAATTGGATGATGAAAAAATTGATATGGGAGTTGAAGCAGATTTTTTTCGAACAAGAACAAATGCTGCAGGTAATGATATACTTGATGGAACGCAAGGAATAGGTGGATTAGTATTTGTTGCATCAGTTGGACAAATTAAAAATTTTAAAAAAATATAAAAGGAGAATATCATGGGAGCTAAAAGTAATTATCTTGCTAAGAAAGCATTAGACCATATACTTGGCGGTGGTGATTTTACCAGACCAACAACAGTTTATATTGCATTATGCACAGCAAGACCAACAATGGCGGATACTGGTAGCACAATTACAGAAGCTAATTATACGGGATATTCAAGGTTAGCTGTAACAAATAATTCAACTAATTTTCCTGCCGCTACAGAAGTAAATCAATCATCTCAAACGAGTGGTACTCTTGATATTGGCTATAGATATTTAATTAATAATTATGTAAGTGGTGATGATTTTACCAATGTTGGGGCTCCGTCGAATGCAACTGGAGTTGAATTTGTTGCATCTGGAACTACACCTGCAGTATGGACAAATGGAAGTTCTTTGAAGAAAATGGGTGTAATTAAACAAAATGGAGTGCAATTAGAATTTGAAGAATGCACTGCCGGTAGTTCAAATGTTGGTTGGGTTGCAGTTTTGGATGCTTCAACTGGCGGTAATTTATTGTATTATGCAGCATTAGAAAATGCAAAACAAATTACAGCTGGGGATAAACCTATATTTCCAGCAGGATCACTAAAATTTATAGAAACATAATTTAGAATAAAAATGAGTTGGACAGAATTACAACCAGCTGGAGATGTTAATAAAGGTTGGCGTTCAGTCGCATCAGATTCAGATGGAAGCAATTTAATTGCTGCAGTACATAATGGTCGATTATATACAAGTTCAGATTATGGTGCAACATGGACTGAAAGACAGCCAGCTGGAGATGTTGATAAATATTGGTTTTCAGTCGCATCAGATTCAGATGGAAGCAATTTAATTGCTGCAGTAAACGGTGGTCGATTATATACAA